GTGCCTTCAGCGAATGGGTTAGCAACAATACCATAACGGGTCTTGAAGCCAATCTTGGGCTGGAAGGAGTTCTCTCCAACGGCACGAACCATCTGGAGGGGAACATATGGGCAATAGAACAGACCAGCGTCATAAGGTGAAGAACCCTTATAACCAACAACATAGTACTGGTTGGTGCCTTGTGCCAGACCGCTGTTGTCAGCAGCCAGGTTTGCCGAATAAGGATCGATATAGACGCGATACTTACCTTGCAGAACACCAGCGAAGGTGTTACCAGTGTCATCAACGTTCAGGTTAGCGTTGAGTGCGGGGGTGTAATCGAGAACACCAGCCATGGTCAGTGCAGAAGCAACGTCTGCAGAACACAGGATGATGTTGCCCTTTCCGCGACGAGTTCTTTGTGCAATGCGGTTTGCATCACGCTCGATTTGGAACAGGAGACCCTTGAACTTCTCAACAGACCAGCGACCGTTAGAGTCAACATCGAGGTCGAATACACCAGCGGTAGCAGTGTTCTCAGCAGCACCTTGCTCAGCAACCTTATAGATGGTTCTGATAACTTCGCGGTTGATCTCAGCAAGAATCTCAGTTGAGAGAATGTTTGCGAGTTCTGCTTCAGCATTCAGACCATGAATTGCCTTGAGGTCCTGAGCGAGTTCCAGTGAGTACTCGGCTTTCAGTGCTCTAGACTTTGCAGTAACGGTGACTTTCTCAATCGAGAATGCCATCTGATTGAACGCATTACCTGCGTTACCATCAAGACCTTCTGCATTGCCAGTGGTCATGCCCTGACCAACATCATATGCGGTCGAAGAAGCACTACCAACAGGGTTCAGAATGCTTGGGTTGCTACCAGACTGTGAGGTAGTACCCATACCAGCGGTAACATCGGTGAAACCGTCTGTGAGGTCGTTACCTGCATCCTGACCAGAGAATGCGGAGTTGGGCTCATTGAAGAATGCTTCGGTTCCGCTCTGGTTGGTGTAGCGTGAACGCATCGCGAAGATGAGTCCAGTAGGACCGCTCATTGGTTGAACGCCTGCGAGGTCATAAGCGACCAGGTTAGGCATTGAGCGTCTGATCAGAGAAATCAGAACGGGGTCGAAACCTGCAACAGGACCACCTTCGGCGGCAGAACCACTAAAACCATTAGTACCAGCGGAATTGGTGGGTGCTTCTGTCAGGAATGAACCAGAAGAAGCAAATGCGTTTTGCTCCTTAAGGAATTTTTCTTGGTTTTCGAGCAGGACAGCGGTTACAGCTCTACGATGGGAGTCTTTGATTTGCTCGCATCCCTCATGATTGAGGAGAGGTGCCCACTTTTCCTGCAGATGCTCGGATTGAAACATTTGCGTTTACCTATTAAAAATTTACTGTGTTTTGGGTTTGAATTATATTAAATTCAATTATTTGCTAATTGAACCCATAGTTTTGAGATATGCGTGCATTGAAGGTGAGTAAGACCCAGATCCTCCATTGTCCACACCCTCAGAAAGGGTCTCAGTTTTAGCAGCAGTAGACTCTTTCTTGGAGGCAAAATATGACTCCTTCAAGGTCTCCAGCTTTTCACGATATTGTGCCTCACTTTCAAACTCAACACTTTCGGCAAGTGAAGCGAGTTTCTCTTTTTGGGTCTGTGCAAGACCCTCAGAGACTTGATCCAAGACTCCATCAGCAACCGACTCTGCGAGACGCCTGTTCAGGAAGATATTCTTTTCAATCTGCTCGTTGAGTTTTGTCTCCATATCATCAAGTTTTTCTACCATGCTCTCAAGTACATCATATTTTTCTTCAGGGATTGATACATAATGCTCTTCAAAAAGTCCTCTCATTCCAGAAAGGAATGATTCGGTCATTTCGGTCTTAAGACCTTGTTCGATGGCGAGTTCATTTTCATTGACCCACTCATCTGCTACATACTCCAGGTAAGAATCAACTCTTTCCTGAAGTTCTGCAGAAATTTCTGCAATGCTTTCTGCAAGTCTTTCTTCATATTGTACTTCCAGTGCTTCCTTAACTTCGGAAACCTTAGAACAAATTGCTGCTTCAAAAATAGTTTTTGCTTTTTCTTTGAAATCTTCGGAGAGATCTTCACCACCAAGAAGAGCATTGACATCTTCTTCGATATCATACTCTGCTACGACTTCCTCTTCAGTTGTCTCTTCTTCAGAAACAACTTCCTCTTCAACGGTCTCTTCTTCAGAAACGATTTCCTCTTCAGTTGTCTCTTCTTCAGAAACAACTTCGTCGGTAATTTCTTCTTCTTCTTTCATAGACTCTGCAGGCTTTGCACCTTTGTTGACAACATCCTTAACTTGCTTAAGGCTGCCACCAGGTGTTTTAAGTTTTGCAGAATCATCATCTACTCTATAGTTGTCTGGAGTAGGACCGCCAAGATCTTCGTAGGATCCTGCTACTGAAGTATCCATTGCTTCTGCTGGTTTTGCACCAGCATTGACAGCAGTTTTGGATTGCTTAGTGCCTGCTTCCATTTCTTGTAAGTTGTTGTCACGCGACATTTGTAACTCTCCGTGTTAACCTCTGTATTAATCTATATTTATTTATCAAATTATAAATTTGAAAGAAACTCGTTGAATAAGTTTAACTTATGCTC